GATTTAATAAATTATAAATGCAGTTCTAATATTTTAACAGGTGGCTATGGTGGTTGGATAATATTTAATTACATTCAGAATAGTATGCATAAAAGTGTGAAGTTGAAATATTACCACGGAGCTGGTGGTGGAGGAGTTGTAACAAAAGGAGCAATAAATTTAACAAGAGCGTTAACAAATTATGAAGCTGATATTTTTACAATGGGACATATTCACGAAAATAGTTCCAGAACAGATGCAAAAGAAATTTTATATATAAGAAAAAATATATGTGAAGTAAAGCATAAATACATTCACTCAATGATTACAGGTTGCTATAAAGATGAGTACGGAGACGGAAGTAGTGGCTGGCATATTGAACGTGGAGCTCCAGTTAAAATCTTAGGCGGTAGAATTCTAACTTTAAATTTTTCAAGAGAAAGAATCAATGATAAAAGACAATTAAAATGTGCAATTGATTCAAGACAATTTCCAATAATTTAACTATATTTGTTTTGCATAAAAGTTAAATCTTTGTGTTATGTTGTGTTTAAAACCTCTATTAATTTAGGGGTTTTTTTATGCAGTGATCTAAAATCTTTAAAATTAATTCTAAGGTGTCTGGCATTCGATTTAAGAGACTTTCTTACGTGCTTTAGTATGGTAACACCTAAAAGTCAAGAAGTGAAGAAATCCAGCAACTATAAAGGCCGTAGAAACAAGGTTTTTAAATAGTGTTTTTAACAATTTATTGTGGAAAAATATTTTTTGTGAAATAATTGTGAATAAATGAAACTTTTTATTATATTGTTTCGAATAAGAATATATAAGGTTGAAAAATTCAACTAATTAAATTTAAAAAGCAAATAATATGAATAAAAGAGAAGAAAAAATAATAAAAGAATTAGAGGAATTTTTAAATAGTTCAACTCTAACTTTTGTCGAATACCAAGAGTGCCTTGCTATTATGGATAAATTAAAAAATGAAATTAGCTATAATGGTTTTAATATAGGAGATAAGGTAAAAATTAAAAATAATAATTTTCATAAAGATGAGATTTTTGAAGTCATCAGAAGTGAAGAAAAATTAATTGGAATCAAAAATCTTTATAATGAATATGAAGTATATGATTGCGCAAAAGAATTACTAACCAAAATAAATAAATAGATATGAATAAGAAAGAAGAATTTTTTGAAGAGTTAAGTGAGCAATTAGACTTTAGTATTAATGAATATGTTTATGCAGAAGATATAGAAGATTATGATGAACTCTATGAACAACTAGAAGATAAGGGAGCATTTGAACAAGAGGTAATATATTATTCAAATGCTATTGAATATCTAAAACTGAATGATGCAAGCCTACAGGAGAGCATGGAGATAGCAGATGACTACGGATATGCACCAAGAGATATTAATAGTGAGTTACTCGCATCACTTTTAAAATCACAAAAATGCAGAGAAGAATTTTCTGAATTGAGAGGTGAGATAGAAAGTTTCTTAGAGGATTATGAAGAAGAAAATTTATAAAAACAAATAATAATAATATAAAAACAAAAAACAAGTAATATGAAAGAAGAAATAGATAATATAAAAATAGGCATAAGTTTAATATTAAATAATACTAATGCTTATAAACAAATTGAAAATATGTGTAAACAAGATTTAAAGCATTTCGATATTGAAGAATTTGCAGAATCAATCGAAGAAAGAATAGAGGAATTTTTAGAAGATGAATTTATCAAACATGCTGACCTGGAAGATAGTTGCGATTTTTGTGGACATGATTCTATTGATGATTTTTGCTCAAAGGAATGTAGCGATGCTTTTAATAATGAAATATCTTAATTATGAATGATACAAATATAATATTTAATGATTTGAATAAAATCAAAGATAAAGTAAGACTTTTACTTGTAGAACACCCAAGCACAAAAGATAACGATAATGAATTGGTCTGCTGGTTTTGGTATTATGAAAGTAAAAAGATTGATGAATTAGATTTTTCTTTTAGAGATTTTCTAACTGCATATAAAAATAATAATTTTACTAATGCTGATAACATTACAAGAGTACGTAGAAAGTTACAAGAAAAAGAAATAAATTTAAGAGGAAAAACATATAATAAAAGACAAAATATTTGTAGTGATCTAAAAAATAAAATACATAAATTATGAGAATACAAGATAAAATAAGATTGATAGTTTTAGGAAAAAAGAAATATAGAAAATTAAAAAACAAAGAAAATGTTTTGATTGATGTAAATGAAAAAAAGCAGATAGAAAAGCTAAATAAAATTGTTGGTTTCTGGGATAATTTTAATATTGATTTATATAGTAAAAGGAAAGATGCTAAGAATAGGTAGTGACTTTAGCGGTGTTGGTGCTTTCGAATTCAGTTTAAAGAGATTAGGCATAAGCTATGTGAATTGTTTTGCTTGTGATATGGATAAGTATGCAAGAGAAACTTATTTATTAAATCATGAAAAGCCAAATAATTTTCCTACTGATGTTTATAAACGTAAAATACCTAAAGAAAGTTTAGATATTTATATGACTTCGCCACCATGCCAAGCATTTAGTCAATCTGGAAAAAGATTAGGTAAAGAAGATGAAAGAGGAATTTTATTTTTTAATAGTCATCAATTTATAAAAAAGAATAAGCCAAGATATTTTATTTTTGAAAATGTAGAAGGCTTAACAAGTATTGATGAAGGAAGAACTTTTAAAGAATGGTTAAATTATTTAGGTGGAAAAAGTATAAATGGCTTACCAGTTTTATTTGCTGATGAAAATGCAGTTCCTTATCATATATATTACAAGATAATTAATGCTAAAGATTTTAATATACCTCAAAATAGAAAAAGAATTTTTATAGTAGGAATTAGAGATGATGAAGATAATTTTTTTCAATTTCCAAAAGAAGAAAGATTAACTAAAAATTTAAGTAATTTATTAGAAGAAAAATTTGATTTAAAATACATTTTAAGAAACAAAGATATTATTGACTTAATAATTAATAAAGAAGGAAAAGGAATAAAAATAAAAAGTGCTACATTAAAAGGTTTTGAAAATGTCAATGAAGGAGATAGTTTTAATTTTAGTTTACCAAATTCTAAAACAAGGCGAGGTCGAGTTGGAAAAAAAGTTGCACAAACAATTCAAGCACAAAATTTTCAAGCCACGTTACATAAAAATATTATAAGAAGATTAACACCAAAAGAGTGCTTTAAATTAATGGACTTTCCAAGTAATTTTATTTGGAAATGTTCGGATAACCAAGCTTATAAACAAGCTGGAAATAGCATAGTAGTAAAATGTTTAGAAAAAATAATTGAAAAATTTAAGTTATGAAAGTTTATAAAATAAAGTATATAGGAAAAAATAATAAAGATGAATGGAAAATAAAATATACTTTAAGATATGGAAATACAGAAGATGATGCAGTCAGCAAATTGAATATTCATAAAGATAATATTAAACAAGTTGAATTTTTAGGATATAAAAAAGGATATTCACCAAAACCTTTAAAGAAATTGTAAACAATAAATGATTCCTATTAAGCATAATTTTAATTTTTTACAAAGGAATTAAATTTTAGATCCATAGAAAAAAAAAGAAATTATAATAAAAAAAAATAAAGAAAAATACTTAATAAAAATATATGAAATCACTTATTATAGAAGATAATATAAAAGATATAATAGAGAAATATGATTTAAAATCAATTTCCAGAAAAAAAGAGAAATGTTACCAAAGATATTTTTTATTTAAATATTTAAGGCAAGAAGGTTTTTTATTGGAAGAAATCGGATTACTATTTAATAGAGGACACGATACAGTTTTACATGGTTTAAATATGTATCAAAATTTAATAGATACAAAAGACAAAGGTTTTGAAAAGATAGTAATGCCATTTGCATTAGATTTAAACACAAATCTTAAAAAAGAAAATATTTTAAAAAAAGATATTAAAAAAGTATTGTTAAGAAAAAATTGCAAAAAATGTTTTGAGGTTTTAGAAATATTATTTAATTCCTTGAATGAAACAAATTATGAAAAAATTTATTCTACCTATCAAAATTTAATTAATTTAAAACAAACAAAATAATATGGAAAACAAAAAAAGCTTTATACTCTATACCGATATAGAAAGCACAACAGAAGAGTTAACTGATTCAGAAACTGGACAATTATTTAAATTAATTCTTTCTTATGTAAATGATAGAAACCCAAATTTAAATGATTATGATAAAGTAATAAGGGTTGCATTTAGACCTATTGAAAGACAATTAAAAAGAGATTTGAATATCTGGATTAATAAAAAGAATGTTAGAGCAGAGGCTGGTCGCTTGGGTGGTTTAGCAAAAGCTAAAAATGCTAAGCAAAATGTACCAAACCTACCTGTTAATGTAAATGTAAATGCTAATGTAAATGTAAATGATATATATAGACGTTTTAATCATCTTTCAATAAGTCAAAAAGAATATTTAAAATTATTAGAGGAATATAAAAAGGAAAATATTGATGAAGTCTTAGATTCAATCGAAAATTATAAACAGAATAAAAAATACAAATCATTATATTTAACTGCAAAGAAATGGTTAAAAAGAAATCAAAGTACACAAAATATTTCTATAAATGACCCATTAGTTGAATACGTAAAAAATAATATGAATGTTAATAAATAAAGGAACAAGTTTAGAATATCTTATTAATTATAAGGAAGGAAAAATAAAACACGGACTTGATACTGGAACTGCATTAGATTATTTTTTAAGATTCAAACCAAAACAATTAAACATAATTTTAGGGCACGATAATGTAGGCAAAACATATTGGTTTCAATGGTATATGCTTGTGCTTGCATTAAGACATAATATAAAATTTGCTATTTGGTCTGGAGAAAATTCAAGTGGTCAAATATTAAGAGACATGGTACAAATGTATAAAGGAAGAAGATTTAAAGATTTGAGTAAATCGGAAATTATAAGTAGCACAAGTTTCCTGGAACAATTTTTTACATTTGTAGATAATAGAAAATTATATAAACCAAAAGATTTATTAGATATTTTTGCAGAGATAGATTGCCAAGCGTGTATTATAGACCCATTTACTGGTTTAGATAGGGCAATGAGTTATGAAGGAAATTATAAATTTTTAAATATAACAAGACAGTTTTGCAATATAACTGGTAAGAGTGTTTATATATCTACACACCCAAATACTGAAAGTGGCAGAAGTGGAAATTTATATCCAGAAAGCCACGAATGGGCTGGACATTTAAAACCACCATTAAAAGACCACGTAGAAGGTGGCAAAGCTTTTCTCAACAGATGTGATGACATGTTAACAATTCATAGATTGATAAAAAGTTCAACAATGAAATATGAAACAATGATTTCAACAGAGAAGATAAAAGACAAAGATACTGGTGGCGCATTAACAGAATTTAATATGCCATTATTATTTAATTTTAACAATGGTTTTGGCTTTACAATACAAGGAGTTGATGCTTTAAAAAATTATAGAAGATGATAGAAATAATAAGTGCTAAAGTTGGATTGAATAAAGTTTTTTTAAGAGCACAAAAAACATTAAATGATTTAAAAGAATTAAGCCCACATAAAAAAGAATTAATCCAGAAACAAGAAGATAGTTTAAATGAATTAGCAGAGGTGCAAGTTGTATTACATAGATTAGATTTAAAATGTATGTCAATGAGTGGAGATTTATATCGAAGTAATAAATTACTTTTAGAATTACAAACAGAAGTAAAGGATCTAAAAAAAATGAATAAAAAATTATTAGAAAATGCCACGTTGTAAACATTGTAAAAAAAAATTTATTCCTATACACTTTAACCAAAAATATTGTACTGATGATGAGTGCTTAAAAATCTGGGTTGCAAAAGTCAAAGAAGTTCAATGGAAGAAAAAGAAAAAAAGAATGAAGGAAGAACTAAAAACCACAAGTGATTATGTAAAGGAGTGTCAAAAGTGGGTAAACAGATATGTAAGATTAAGAGACAAAGACAAGGGTTGTGTTAGTTGTGGAGTACCATTAACAGGTAAATATGATGCTGGACATTTTTTTAGTGCTGGTGGTCACGGTTCAGTAAGGTTTGATTTAAGAAATATACACGCTCAATGTGTTTACTGCAATCAATATGAACATGGCAATTTGTTTAATTATCATAAGGAGATATTAAACAGAATAGGAAGTGAAGAATTTAATAAATTAGAACAGAGAAGTAAAGGAGTGCATAAACACGATAAACAAGAATTAAAAGAAATGATTATTGAATTTAAAAGAAAATGTAAATTAATCGAAGATAATTCGTAAATTTATAGGAGATAAAGAAAAGGAAGTGCATACCTTTTATGCACAAAATGTAATACAAATATATATGTCAAAAACAAAAGACAAGGCTATTCAGTTAGCCGAAGAAGAACTAAATAGTAATAATACTATTTCCAAGAAAAAAGAAAAATCAGATTTCTTAACATTAAAAGCTATTGCTTGTGTTCAACAAGAAATACCAGTAATACACAAAACAACAGAAGGTTATGGATATACCTATGCAGATTTATCAGCAATTTATAAGGAGTTATTGCCATTGATGAAAAAGCACAATTTAGGTTTTATACAACCTATTGTTGGCAATAATCTTAAAACAAAAATATTTCACACAGAAGATGAAAGTGCTTTACCAGTGGAAGAGATTGCAGAAATACCACAAGGAGTTGAGTTAAGAGGAATGAATACATTTCAAGTGTATGGCTCTGCAATTACATATTTTAGAAGATATTGCTTAAGCAGTATGTTAGGATTAATTACTGATAAAGACATTGACGCATCTGGAACACAAACTAAAAAGCCAATTAAAAAGTTAAAATTACATACCAGTAAAATGGGAGATGTAATAAAAAAATTACAAAGTGGCGAAGTAAGTATGAAAGTAGTAGAAAAGCATTATGATTTAACAGATGCACAAAAAAATACTTTAAAGTTATGTTAAAAATAAGGTGTAGTGCAATCGGAAATATAATGACTAATGCTCGTTCAAAGAATGAAATTCTAAGTAAAACAACAAAAAGTTATTTACAGGAATTAGCAATCGAAAATTATTTTGGCAGAAGAAAGTATTTTACTTCTAAGTACACAGAAAAAGGCAATGAAGTAGAAGAAGAAAGCATAAGACTTTGTGAAGAAGTTTTACAGAAGGGTTTTTTATATAAAAATGAAGAAAAATTAGAGAATGATTATATTAAAGGAATTCCAGACGTAAACACAAGTAATGTTCTTATTGATGTTAAAAGTAGCTGGGATATTTTTAGCTTTCCTCATTTTGATAAAAAATTGAATAACAAGGCTTATTATTACCAATTAATGGGATATATGTGGCTAACTGGTAAAAGTTCTGCATATCTCTGCTATTGTCTCGTAAACACCCCTCAAAACAAAATAGAAGATGAGATAAGGCGAGAACATTGGAAACAATTTGAAATTGATGAAAACCCAGAAATTAGGGCTCACGTAGAAAAGTTGCATTTGTATAATGACATAGACAATAATTTAAAGGTAAAGCTTTTTAAAATTGAATATGATGAAAAGGTCATTGAATCAATTAAAAACAGAATTGATGAATGCAGAGTTTATTATGATGAATTAATTAATGAGTTAAATTTAAAATTGATAGTAGATGCCGAATAATCCTAAAGAAGAAACAGAAATCTTTGTTGAATTTCCAGAAGTTCACTCATATGCTTTTGATAAAAAGGGAAATCATATTTATATAACTTTTTATGACACAATATTTGAAAAAGAATATACATTGATGTTAGATGCTTTTAGATTTATTGAGTGGTTTGGAAGTAAAGAGATAGCAGAAATAAAAGCAAACACAATTAAAAAAGTAAAAGAGTTATGAAAAAGCAAGATGTAAAACCAATGACAGTCGAAGAAATGATTGATTTGTTTAGAGAAATGCTAAAGACAGTTCACGAAACCTCTAATGACACAAAACTTGGTAGAAAAATAAGAAAAACAGTAATAGATTTTGGAATTAAAAAATATAATATAAAAAAAGAAAAATGAATATAACAGGAAAAGTAATAGAAAAACAAAAAGTAGTTGAGTTTAGCTCATCATTTAAAAAAGGAGCGATAATACTTTTAACAGATGAGAAGTACCCACAAAAAATGCAGATTGAATTTACACAAGATAATTGCGATTTATTAAGCACCTTTAATGAAGGAGATTTACTTAGTGTAAGTATAAATATAAAATGCAGAGAATGGACTAACCCACAAGGAGAAGTCAAATATTTTACAAGTGTTCAAGCTTGGAAGGTAGAAAAGAAAGAAGAAGAACTTGACCACCTGGAGATACAGACAAAAAAAATAGGAGATGACTTGCCGTTCTAAATAAGAATAGCTACATTTACAATACATATTATTTGTTTTAACTAAATTATAAAAAGCCGTTGCAGAATTGTAGCGGTTTTTTTTTATCTTTACGAAAAGCAGAACTTGGATTGGCTAGAAGAAATACACAAATACCATAAAGAGTGGATTGCTATAATGAGAAGTTTTGGCGCAAAAGAATTTAGCGAGGATTATGTACAAGATGTTTATATAAGATTAGCAGAAAGGTCTGAAAGGAAAAAAGCGTTTCAAAATGGAAAATTAAATAAAAGTTATATTTATTTTATATTGAGGAATACATACATTAATAATATAAGGAAACAGAGAATTAACAGTGAAGGAAACTATAAAAAATTAAGTAAGTTAGATTTAATTGATGTCTATTTAAATTCAAATAATAGAAGTCATTTAAAAAGTTTAAATGAAAATATTTTTTTAGATCATAGCTTGGAAAAGCATATTAAATACGAAATAATTATAGAGAAAATACATAATGAAATATTAAGCTGGAAATGGTATGACCAATTTTTATTTACAGTTTATTTCCAGACAGGAAAAAGCATTAGGACATTAGAAAAAGAAATAGGAATAAGTTACTTTAGTATATTTCATACTTTAAAGAATTGTAAAGAAAGAATTAAAATTGCGATAGGAGAAGATTACGAAGATTTTATTAATGAAGATTTTGAACATATAAGAATATGAAAACTTATTTTTTTTATATAAAAGAGGATAAAGATAAAGAGCCAATAAATGTAGTAAGAGCAAAAGATTTACACGAGGCTATTAAAATATTTTGTTACCAAAAACAATTAGAGGAAGATGATTTTTTAAATATTTACCAAGTAGAATTAAATTAATTATGATTGAAAACTTAAAACATATTTTAGGTATTTGTGAAGAGCCACATTTAAATATATTTAGCATTAGTGCTATCTTATTAATAACGTATATCATTTATAAATTAAAAATAAAACAATGGCAAAAAAGAAAACAGTAAAAAAGAAAAGTGAAGGATTAGGAGATACAATAGAAAAGTTCACAGAAAAGACAGGAATTAAAAAACTTGTAAAGTTTGTAGCAGGTGAAGATTGCGGATGCGAAGAAAGAAAAGAAAAATTAAATAAATTATTTAGTTATGCACCAAAAATAGAGTGCTTACAAGAAAATGAATATGAAGTTTTAAAAAATTTCTTTTCAGTTGATAGAGATACTATAACACCAAATGAACAACAAGAGTTAAGAGATATTTATAACAGAATATTTCATAAAAAAAGCCAAGCAACTGGTTGCAGTAGTTGTGTGCGAGATTTAGTAGATAGATTGAAAACAGTATATACAGAATATGAAAAAAAGTAAATTATATTTAATCCAGGAAAACCCTGAGAACCCACGTACAATAACTAAAGCCAAATTCAATAAGTTAGTAAATAGCATAAAGGAATTTCCAGAAATGTTAGAGGCTAGACCTATTGTAGTGGTTACATATAAAGACGGATATTTAGTGTTAGGCGGAAATATGAGATTAAAAGCTTGTGTGAAAGCTGGATTGGAAGAAGTGCCTATTAAGATTGCAGATAAATGGACAGAAGAGCAAAAGAATGAATTTATTATCAAAGATAATTTAAGCTATGGCGAATGGGACTATGACATTTTAGCTAATGTCTGGGAGCAAGATATATTAGACCATTACGGATTAGATTTACCAATAGGTTTTAAAAATGATGAAGAAGATATTGAAGAAGAAATTGAATTTTCAGAATATTTAAATGAGAGTAACAATTATGTAGTTCTTTATTTTGATAATGATATTGACTGGCTACAAGCACAGACTCATTTTAATTTGAAAACTGTTAAAAGCAAAAGAGGAAATGGCAAAGAGTGGAGCAAAGGAATTGGCAGAGTTTTAAATGGTGCAAATTATTTAAATAAATTAAATAAATGATAAAAGCAAAAGTAAGAGAACAAATTTTTATAAATAAAAATGAACTTGATAAAATCGAACTTGACATATTAAATAGACGGCATATTGAAAGATATGCTATGTTAAGACAATATTGTTCTGGTGTTATATTAGATGCAAGTTGTGGTTGTGGTTATGGCACAAATATTATAAGTAAAAACCCAGACGTAAATAAAATTATAGGAATTGATATTGATTTACAAAGTATAGAATGGGCAAAAAATAATTTTGAAAATTCTAAAACATTTTTTAAAACATTAGATATTAAAAACATAAAAGATATTAATGCAATAAAAGAGTTTTTAAATAATAAAGAATTAAACAATAATTATATTGATGTTTTAATTTCATTAGAAACAATAGAACATTTGAAAAACCCAGAAATTTTAAATGAAATGGCTGAAAATTTAAATATTAAAACTTTATTTATTAGTTACCCAAGTAAAAAAACAACACATTACAATCATTTTCATTTTCACGATTTTATAGATGATGATATAGAATTAATTTTTAAAAATTATAAGGTTACAGATAGAATTGATTTACATAGAGAAGTTAGAATTTTAAAATTTGAGAAAAATGTATAAAATTTACGTAGCATCATATAAAAGAGCAGATATTTGTAAAACACATAAATATTTAAAAGACATTACTTATGTAGTAATGGAAAAAGAAAAAAAAGAATATCAAAAAGTACATAAAAATTTATGGGTTGTACCAAATGAAGTGCAAGGAAATTTAGCAAGAGTTTGGAATTTTATTTTAGATCATGCACCAGAAGAAAACATAATTTTAATTGATGATGATATAAAACATTTTGGTAGATATAATTGCAATAAATCTTTTAAATTGAATGAATCAGAAGTATATAAAATGATAGAAGAAGGAATACAATTAGCTAAAGATTTAAAGGTTGTTTATTGGGGACTAAATTGTTTAGCTGATAAAGGAGCATACAGAGAATACACACCATTTGGTTTAACATCATATATTGGTGGCCCTTTTCAAGCACATAGAAAAAATGATTTACGTTATGATGAAGAAATTTTTTTAAAGGAAGATTATGACATGAGTTTGCAAGTATTAAATAAGCATAGAAAAAATTTACGTATGAATATGTACCATTATGTATGTGAACAAGCAACAATTAAAGGTGGTTGTGCAGACTATAGAAATGTAGAAAAAGAAATTAAACAAAATAATTTATTACAAAAAAAGTGGGGCAATAAAATTGTAAAATTTGATAAATCAAATAAAAGTAATAAAAAGAAAAATTTTGATATAAACCCAATAATTAAAATACCAATTAAAGGAGTGTAAAATGGCAAATGAAGAAAATTTAAAACCTTTTAAAAAAGGCCAATCTGGCAATCCAAAAGGAAGACCAAAAGGAAGTAAAAACAGAAGTACAATTGCAAGAAAGTGGTTAAGTGCTGAAACCAAAGGTAAAAACCCAATTACTGGAGAAGAAGAAATTTTAACACAAGAGGATTTGATGACTTTGGCTCAATTAAGAAAAGCAATCAATGGAGATACACCAGCATATAATGCTCTGGAAGATTCTGCTTATGGAAAAGCTACACAAGAAGTGAATCAAACAATAACAGAACAACCTTTATTTCCAAATGTTCCAACGGACGATAGCGATAAATAAAATTCTTGCTTTAAAAAAGCGAATAAAAATCATACAAGGTGGCACAAGTGCTGGGAAAACTTATGGAATTTTACCAGTATTGATTGATAGAGCAATTAAAGTTGCAGAACTTGAAATTTCAGTAGTTGCTCAATCTATGCCACATTTAAGAAGGGGTGCTTTAAAAGATTTTCTAAAAATATTAAAGGACACAAATAGATATAATGCAAATTATTTCAATAAAAGTATTTCCAGGTACGAATTCAGTAATGGCTCATACATTGAATTTTTTAGCGTAGAAGATAGCACAAAATTAAGAGGCGCAAGACGTGACATACTTTACATCAATGAGTGTAATAATATAAATTTTGAAAGTTATAATGAACTTGCTATAAGAACTAAACGTGAAGTCTTTTTAGACTTTAATCCTACGGCAGAATTCTGGGCGCATACAGAATTGAAAGATGATAAAGATGCAGATTTCTTAGTCTTAAATTATTTAGATAACAATGCTTTAGATGAAAGAATAGTAGTGGAGATTGAAAAAGCAAAGAAAAAGGCAGAGACATCAGCTTATTGGCGTAATTGGTGGCTTGTTTACGGACTTGGGGAAATCGGTAACCTACAAGGCGTTGTTTTTGAGAATTGGAAGGAAATTGATGAAATACCAAGTGATGCAAAATTATTAGGCTATGGCTTAGATTTCGGTTATTCTGTTGACCCTTCTGCTATTGTTGAGGTTTATAAATGGAATGATAAAAGAATTGTGAATGAGATATGTTACCAGAATAATTTAGTAAATTCAGAAATAGCCAAAAGAATAGAAAAAAATATTATTTGTTACGCAGATTCAGCAGAGCCAAAAAGCATTGAAGAAATAAGAAGGAACGGAAAAATGATTAAAGGTGCAACGAAGGGCAGAGATAGTATTAATTTTGGTATTCAGTTGATGCAGTCACAAGAATATTTAGTTACTTCAAGTAGTAAAAATTTGATTGATGAATTTAGATCGTATGTTTGGGACACCGATAAAACAGGTAAAAGATTGAATAAGCCAAGAGGTGGAAAAGACCATTTAATTGATGCATTAAGGTATCACGAAAGTCAATCATTAAGTAATATTAATTACGGAAAATATTTCATTAAATAATATCAAAAACAAAAAAAAGCGTTATAATAGTATGCAATTAGATATAAAAATACCTACTGAATTAAAAGACATTTGGCTTGGTACATATCAAGATTTCTTAAGAGTAGTTGAAAATTCAAATGATGATGAATTAATTTACAATAAAATGGTGCAAATATTTTGTGGCATAGAATTGAAAGACGTACTTAAAATTCGGTGGAGTGATGTACAACATATCACAGTTAAAATAAATGAGGCTTTCCAGAAAAAGCCAGAGTTTAAAAAAACATTTAAATTACAAGGCATAGAGTTTGGTTTTATTCCACATCTGGAAGATATAACATTTGGCGAGTACATTGATTTAAGTAACAACATAAATGACATGGAAAATTTCCACAAAGCTATGGCGGTTATGTATAGACCAATAATAGAAAGCAGAAAAGATAAATATTTAATTGAGCCGTATGTGTCAAGCGCAAATTATTCCGAAGTAATGAAATATGTAACAATAGATATTGCTTTAGGTGCAAAGGTTTTTTTTTGCGATTTGCAAAGACAATTACTGAACAATACCCTATTATTTTTGCAGAAGGAGATAAGACAGATGAAGAACAAAAAGATTTCAGTAGCAGAGGAATATTTGCCAAACAATGGGGCTGGTACACAAGTATCTATGCAATCGCTAATGGTAACCTTACAAAATTTAGCGAGGTCACAAAGTTACCACTACGGCAGTGTCTTACCTTCTTATCTTTTGAAAAGCAAAAAAGAGATATTGAGCATAGTGAATTCCAAAAACAATTAAATAAAAATAGAAGATGAGTTATTATAATATATTAACTAAATTAAAAGCAGAATTGGATAATGACCCATTTACAAATACAACCACAAATGGAGACTTAAACGAAGTTGATTTATCAAAGCAAACTATATTTCCTTTAACACATATCATTGTGAATAATGCTACATTTAGAGATAATATAATCCAGTATAATATATCTATTTTAGCTATGGATATTGTTGATATTTCAAAAGATGAAACCACAGATAAATTTATAGGCAACGATAATGAGCATGATATATTCAATACTCAAATTGCATTACTAAACAGATTATATGAAAAGTTAAGAAGGGGAAATTTATTTGATGAGAATTACCAAATAGAAGGCACACCAAATTGTGAGCCATTTACAGATAGATTTGAAAATAAACTTTGTGGCTGGACTATGACTTTTAATTTAATTATTCCTAACGATATGACTGTTTGCAATGTTTGATGATAAAAAAATATTAGAAGTTATTGAGGCATTCAAAACATTTGTAATTGAGGAATCAAGAAACAATCTAAGAAAGCCAAATAATAAAGGATATATAAAAGACACAACTGGAGAGCTTTATGATAGCATAAAAGGAATTACTAAAGTAATGCCAAATTCAATTAGATTAACTTTCGACATGAAACCTTATGGCTGGTTTCAAGACAAAGGAGTTTCTGGTAAAAATGTGAAGTTTAATACACCTTTTGAATATACAGATAAAATGCCACCACCAAGAGCATTTGACAAGTGGGCAATTAGAAAAAGTTTAGCACCAAGAGATTCAAAAGGAAGGTTTACAGGTAGGAGCATAAACACAGTTGGTTTTCAGAAATCAATAACATTTTTACTTGCACAGAAAATCTTTTATAATGGTATAAAACCCAGTTTATTTTTTACCAAACCTTTCAAAAAGTATTTTGCTACATTAGGTAAAGAGTTGCAAGATAAATATGGCTTAACAGTTATAACATTATTTGAAGATATTATAAATGAAAGTTTAGATACAAAAAATATTAAAATAAAAAAATTATAAAAAATGGCGAATATATTTGCAAGAAGTCCTTATATAATCGAAGTTGATGAGAGTAATGTAATTGGCTCTCAATTAGATTTAACTTTCTACTACCCTGGCACCTCACCTGGAACGGCTCAATATGTTTTAAAGAAAAAAATTCCTTCTTCTAATAATTTAAAAATGTACTATGATATTGCTCCATATTGCAGAGAATATTTAAAATTTACAACGAGACAAAGTATCATAGGAACTTTACCGAGTACAAGTGGAATTGTAGCCAGTAATAATAACCAATATGTTTTGTTAAGAGTTCAAAGATATAAGGAGAACACTAACGGAACTTTTACACTTTTAGATACAACTACAAATTATTGTTTTGACGGATATGGCTATTATAGTGAAGGAAGTAACCCAACAAATTCAGATTTTATCTTTAGTGGAACTAAATATGCAACATTAAAACAAGGCACATATCATTATAAAATTGGTGCTAATCCAACAAGTACAGAATCGGATAGAGCTGGAATTTTAGGAGTTTATAATGCATCAACATTAGATAGTGTCAAATATACAGATTTAGTAACTGGAGGCACTACTACATTTACCACACCTTTTGCATTAGGGCAAACAATATATGATGTGCCAACAGTTTGGGCTGGATATTATGCTAACGGAAATAAATTAGAAATTTGGCAACAAATAAGCACATTTCCAGTTCTTTTAGGCACTTGGATATTTAAACCAAAATGTGAACCAAAATATACTCCGATAAATATAGATTTTGTAAACAAGTTTGGATATTGGCAAAGAGAGTTTTTCTTTAAAGCAAGTAAAAATGAAATAAGTTTTGAAAGTAAAGATTATAATTTAATGCAGACTAACTCATTAAGTTATTCAACTTTAGAAGGTCAAAGAAGTGCTTTTAATCATAATGGACAAGAAAAAATAACAGTCAATACTGGCTGGGTTGATGAATCATTTTCAAGTACAATACAAGAAATTATGTTAAGCGAAAAAATATTAATTGATAGTTTACCAGTAACAGTTGATACAAAAAGCTTGGATAAGATTAAAGGAGTAAATGCAGAAAGTCCAATAAATTATACATTAACATTTAACTATGCTTTTGATGCAATTAATTCTGTTATATAATGAAAAGAAATATACAAATTTATGTCGAAGGAGTTAAATTAGATTTATTTGATGATGAGAATATAGAAGTAAATTCAACTATTCAAAACATTCAAGATATAAGCAAGGTTTATTCAGACTTTAGTCAATCTTTTACAGTTCCAGCAACTCCAAATAATAACACTATTTTTCATCATTGGTACAATAATGATGTTTACTCATATAGCAGTGTGCAATTTGATGTAAACCAAAGAAAAAGTGCTAAGATTGATATTAATTTAACACCTTTTAGAAGTGGTAAAATTCAATTAGAAAAAGTCAATTTAATTAAAGGAAAACCAGAAAGTTATCAATTATCTTTTTACGGAGATATAACTACATTAAAGGATAAATTTTTAGATGAAAACCTTACAGATTTAGATTTAAGTGCTTTAGATCATAGCTATACAGGAACAGAAGTTTTAAATAGGATTACAGATGACACCACAGATTATGATGTTAGATACCCATTAATAAGTAGCAAAGATTTGTGGACGTATGGAGATTCTGGAAGTAATGATATTTCTACACCAATAGGAAAAATAGATTATACAGATTTATTTCCAGCAATTAAAGTTTCTAAAATATTTGAGGCTATAGAGAGTAGATACGGAATCACTTTTAATGGAAATTTTTTAAATGATGAAAAATTTAAAAAGTTGTTTTTATGGTGTAAAAATAATAGTACAAATACATTTGTTAGTCAACCAAAAAAATTAGATATAACTGGCCCTTTATCTTTTCCAAATGTGGGGCCTTTTGTAAATCAAGACCCATTTAATTATACTAATGATACGCTTACTTTACAATGGGACGGCAATAATGATTGGAATAGTGGTACTTTATTAAATTCAAATTGGCATACTTTACATCCATTAAGAACTATAATACAGATTGAAGAAAAAATAACTGTTTCAATTTTGCCTACAAGTATAAATGCAACTATTTATGTCGATATGTTTGTCAATGGTATTTTACAAACAACTGCAGAAATACCACCATTACCAAGTTCTGCTAGTGGCTTGTATATTGATATTGTTTTTGTAGATACACTTTTGGACAGAAGTGGAAATATTAGAGTTTATCATTGGGAAGTAAGAGCAACACAGTCAATGAATATTACTGGCAAAGTAAATTATACTCAACATTTGACTTATAATAGTTTAAACAATGTAGGTCAAACCCAAGATTTATGGCGAGAAACAGACGGAAATGCAGTTTCTTTAACAGGTGTTAATTTTATTACAAATTATTTACCAAATATAAAAGTTAAAGATTTTTTTACTGGAATTTTAAAAATGTTCAATTTAACTTGCTATGGTACTGATGATGATGTTTACCAAATTGAGGACATAGAAAATTGGTATAATGTAGGAGATTTATATGACACTACAACATATACAGATATTGAATCAATAGAAGTAAAAAAAGTTCCACTTTATAAAAAAATTAATTTTGAGTATGCAGAAAGTAAAAGTTTTTTAAATCAAAATTTTAGAAGTACTCACCAAAAAGGTTATGGAAATTTAGCAAGTACATTTCCAAATGAAGGTAGCGAATTCCAGGTAAAAATACCATTTGAGAATTTAATGGGCACAAGATTTTCTTTAAGTAATGGAACACCAACTGACACACAAGTCGCTTATGCGTTAGATGAAAATTATTCGCCTTATATACCAAAACCATGTTTGTTTTATATGTATGATAAACAAGTTACAGATATAAAAATCAATGACGGAACTACAACGCAAACAATAACTAATTATATTCCTTTTGGACAAGATTTAAAAATTAACAACCAGACAGATTATTCTTTAAATTTCGGAGAAGAAATAAGCACTTTTTTATGGTATGCAATACCTAATGGTTTATATGCAACTTATTATTTTAATTATTTACAAAATTTATATAGATTAGAAAATAGAATAACAGATTTAAAAAGTGTATTTCCAATTTCATTATTAACAAAATTGCAGTTAAATGATAGGCTTTTAATTAGAGATAAAAGATACATTATAAATTCAATGAAAAGCAACTTAACTTCTGGAGAAGTTAATTTATCTTTAATAATGGACTTAAGACCAACAAACCCTGTGGTTGTGATTCCTACTAACCCAAGTGCAAATTGTGTTGATGTACCTATTACATTGTATAATAATGTAGTGAGTGCTACAATTACGACTACAACGGCTGGAGTTACTATTACACCAAGTACAATTACAAGTTCACAAATTATTTCTGTATGTGTACCAGCGAATAATAATTCAAAAAAGTATATAATGGACGAAAGTAACAATCCTTTATTTCCACAAATGTTGCATAAGTTTATTGTTACAGAAAGTAGTGTTAAATTAATTAATGAAGATTACCAAACACAGGGCATTGAATTATTAGTTACACAAACATATCAAAATGGAGCAGTAAGCGAAAATACAATAGTAATCCAACAACCTTAAATTTTAGTTCGTATGAAAAATGACATAGAAAAAATATTTGAAATGCTTAAAATATCTGAACATTTAAACGTGAGTGAAGAAATAGAAATTGCAAAAGGTAAGTACAAATTAAATGATAATTTAAAGGAAATATATAAACAAGAAAAAAGAAAATTACACTTTAAAAATAAAAAATAATGGCTGAGAATTATCAAATTAATATTGATGTAAATAGTGAAGGAGTTGAGGATATACAAGGCAGATTTGATTCTTTAAGAAAAGAGATTAAAGAAACAGAAAAAGCTATTGATAAATTAACTGATACAGAGGGCAAAAGTTTTCAAGAGAGAAAACATAACCAAAAGGTAGCTGATGAGTTAAGGAAAAAATTAGCTGGATTAAATTTAGAGTATGACGGATTGAATAAAATTCAAACTGATTATAATAAAGGCTTAAAAATAAGTGGAGATGAATTAGGAAGTTTACAAGTACAAATTAATAATTCGGTAAGAAGATTAGAGGCATTATCATTAGCTGGAGAACAAGGCTCAAGAGAGTTTCAAGATTTAACTCAACACGTTAAAGATTTAAAAGAGGCTCAAAGTGGCACAAAAGATTTATTTAAAGAAACGGCAGATGAAATTAAACATTCTGGAGATGCAGTACATACATTTGAGGAAGGAGTACACGGAATTGCTGGTGCATTAGAAGTGGGTGCCGTCGCTATGTCTGCATTTGGTATGGAGTCAGAAGATGTACACCACAAAATATTAATGGTGCAACAAGCTATGGTACTTGCCGAAGGCATAAAAAACATACAAAAAGGTGCTAGTGCCTTTAAAGATATGGGAGCAAGTGCTGTCAAAGCTTTAAAAAGTGTTAAGGTAGGAATTGCGGCAACTGGCATAGGTCTATTTGTAGTGGCTTTAGGAACAGTTGTGGCTTATTGGGAAGACATTAGTCACGCAGTTGGTTTAGCTGGACATGAACAAGAAGGATATAATGAAATTTTAGAGGCTACAACTTCTGGAATGGAAAATCTTTTTAAAGAATTGATTGACGTTGAAATTGCTTTCGACCAAGCAAAAGAAGGAACAATAAGTAAAAAAGAGGCTTTAGATATATATAATGAAACTTTAGGCGATTCAATCGGCCAAATGGATAATTTAGAAGATGCAGAAAATAATTATATAGATAAAACACCAGCTTATATAAAAGCAACAATGTTAAGAATTCAAGCTAACACATTGATTGAGTTGGCGGCAAAAGAAAGAGCAGAGGCATTAAGAAAAGAAACAACAGAAGAAATTTCTGGACTTGAGGCTGGTTTTTCGATTGTAAAAGACCGATTATTAAGGCCATTTATAGGGAGCACATTAGCAGAAGACATAAATGAAAAAACAGGTAGAGCAAATAAAGAACTTGCAGAAAATTTTGAAAATAGAGCAAAAGATTTATTAAAACAAGTTGGTGAACTTGAAGAAAAAACAAATATTAATACTGAAAAAAATAGCAAAAAAAGAAATAAAATAAGAGGTAGAAGTAACAAGGCTAGAGTTAAACAATTTGAAGACGTAGAAGAAAGAATATTTCAATTACAAAATGAATTTAATAATAAAAGAATTCATAATATTTTTAAAAGTGCTAAACATCAATATGAAAAAGAAAGAATTGATATTTTAAATAATGAAAACATAAAGCAAGAAGATAAAGAAAAATTAATACTTGCGTTAGATAATAATTGGAAACAAAGATATGCTAAAATTTTAGAAGATGATAGAAGACGTGAGGTTGATTTTGAGCATGATACACAAATGATGTTACTCAACCTAAAAGAAGAAACAAGAGAAAGTGAAATAGCATTACTTGAAAAACAAAGAGAACAAGAAAAAGAAATAATGCAAAGAAAATTTGATGACGGAGAAATGACGTTAAAAGAATTTTCCGATAGGTCTGTTGCAATGGGCGAAGTTTCCAGGAAAAAAATTGCAGATGTTAACGCAAAATATGACAAGATTGATTTTGATAAACAAGATGAACAATTTAAGTTATTGAATGAATTAAGAGAAACAGAAGAGGAAAAAGAAATAACTAAATTAATAGAAGGTTATGAGGCTAAATTTGAACTTGCTCAAGGAAATGCAATACTCGAAACTGAATTACAAAAAAGTTTAAATGAAGAACTTGCAAAAATAAATGATAAGTACAGAAAAGAAGAAGAAGATAAAGACAAAGAACAAGTAGAAAGAAAACGAGTAAGTATGATGCAACAGTTAGATATTGCTCATGCTGGTTTAGGTGCTATTGGTGATTTGGTAAATGCTTTGGCTGATGATAATGAAAAGAGTGCAAGAAGGGCATTTAATATAAATAAAGCCGTAGGAATTGCTCAAGCGGTTATTAGTACGGCACAAGGTATTATGAAAGCTATGGCAGAAACAACTGATGTCACACCTACTCAATCTTTAAGATTTGCAAATGCAGCGGTAGTTGGAATCACAGGAATTGCACAAATTGCAACCATAGCGAAACAACAATTTAAAAGTTCTGGAAGTAGTGGAAATATTGAAACGCCAAGTGCAAATGCTGGTGGCTCAGCACCTCAACCAAACTTTAACGTAGTTGGCGATAGTGGTGTGAATCAATTAGCACAATTACAAATGCAACCAACTCAGGCATATGTTGTGTCTGGAGATATTACAACGGCACAGAGTTTAGATAGAAATAAGATTGAAAATGCAACAATTTAAATTAAAAGCGTTATATAAATATGAAAATTATCGAATTAATATTAAACGAAGAAGAAGAACAAGCTGGAATACAAGCCGTTTCAGTAGTTGAAAACCCAGCAATAGAAGAAGACTGGATTGCTTTAAAAAAACATGAAGTAGAATTAAAAACTATTAATGAAGAAAAAAGGCTTTTAATGGGGCCAGCTTTGATACCAAATAAGCAGATTTTTAGGCGTAATGAAGATACTAAAGAAGATTATTATATTTATTTTAGTGAGAAAACTGTACGTAAAGCCAGTCAATTATTCTTAAAAGAATCAAACCAAAATAATGCTACGATAGAACACGAATCAAAAATTGAAGGAATGAGTGTTGTCGAAAGTTGGCTTGTAGAAGATTCAAAAAAAGATAAAAGTTCTTTATATGGTTTTAAAGCAGAAAAAGGCACATGGTTTATTACTATGAAGGTGGACAACGAAGAAGTCTGGCAGAAAGTAAAAGCTGGAGAAATTAAAGGCTTTTCCATAGAAGGCTACTTTAGTGAGAAATCAAATTTAAAACAAGAATTAAAATCTATTGTAGTAGATGAAGATATTGCAATCATAGATGATAGAAATGCTTATAGCACAAAGGAAAAAGCATTAGAAGTTGCTAAAGAAGTAGGTTGCGAAAGTTATCACGAACACGAATTTGAGGGAAAAGTTTGGTTTATGCCTTGCAAAGAGCATTCATTAAGTGAAGAAATACCAACTGTGAATTTTAAAAAACCTTGTTGGGACGGATATGAGCAAGTAGGTTTTAAAATGAAAGACGGAAAGAAAGTACCTAATTGCGTTCCAATAAAAAACTCTACTGACCTGGAATCATATGCAGATTACCCAGATGCAGTAAAAAATAATGCTAAAAGAGGAATGGAATTAAACAAAAAGAATGGCAATAAATGTGCTACTCTTGTTGGAAAAAATAGAGGGGCTGACTTGTCAAAAGGGCGTGCCTTGAATGTAGACACAATAAAAAGAATGTACTCGTATTTAAGTAGAGCCAAAACTTATTATGATAAAGCTGACACAAATGATTGTGGAAATATTAGCTATTTGCTTTGGGGTGGTTTAGCTGGTTTGCGTTGGTCTGAAAGTAAACTTAAAAAGCTGGAAAAGTTAAGTGAAGTAAAAGAAGATTTAAATAAAAAAATCATAGAGGAATTAAAAAATTTAATTTTAGATCATGAAAAAAAAGAAAAAACAAATAAAGGACAAAAATAGAACACCAAGTAAAACCTCGCCAAAAGGTGGCAATAGGGGTTGTTTGTGTGAAGATAATACATACCATAAGGATTGTTGTAATGGTAGTTTACACGCACAAGGCATTGGAAAAGTTTAATGAAAATCTAACAAAATAAAAATTAAGCGTTATATAGTTGTAAAATTATAATTATGGAAAAAAATACTGATATCATATCAAAAATAAAAACCTTATTAGGTTTAGAGCAAACAGAAGTAAATCTTGCTCAAATGAAGTTAGAAGACGGACTTACAATTGTTGAGTCTGAAAAATTCGAAGAAGGAGATAACATCTCAATAATCGCAGAAGACGGAAAAGTTGCAATGCCTGTTGGCGAATATGAACTTGAGGACGGCAGAATGATTGTAGTCAAAGAAGAGGGCATAATTGATATGGTAAAAGGAAAAGAGGAAAAAGAAGAAAAAGAGGAAGTAATTGAGAAAGAAGAAGAAAAAGAGGAGTATGTTGAACAAGAGGCAGAAACTCCAAAAAAAGTAGTTGAGACAGTTACTAAAGAATTTCATTTTGAGGAAATAGAAAAGCTTAAAAAAGAAATTGAAGAACTTAAATTAAAAATTCAACCACAAGAAGAAGATAAAAAAGAGGAAAAAGAAGAAGTGATTGAATTAAAAGAAGAAGAAAAAATTGAGCCAATTGTACATAATCCAGAAAACAAAAAAGAAATTGAAGGCTTTAAATTTTCTCAAAACAGAACAGAAACTACTCTTGACAGAGTAATGAATCGATTAAGTAAATAAATTAATAATTAAAAACTAAAAAAAATGGGTGTATCTTTAACATCAACTTATGCTGGGGAGTTCGCTGGAAAATATATTTCTGCGGCCTTACTTTCAGCTCAAACATTAGACAAAGGTCTAATCACAGTATTACCAAACGTAAAATATAAGCAAGTTTTACAAGTAGGTGCATTAGGAAACATTGTTGCAAACGCAACTTGTGACTATACAGCATCTGGTACTTTAACACTAACAGAAAAAATCATTGAGCCAGAGGAATTCCAGGTTAACTATGATGTTTGTAAAAAAGACTTAGTAAATTCTTGGGAGGCAGAACAAATGGGTTTTAGCGCATTTGATAATCTTGCACCAAGTCTTTCAGATTTCATTATTGCACATACGGCTGCAAAAGTGGCTGCTCAAGTTGAAAACACTATCTGGGCAGGTCAAACTGGAACGGCTGGAGAATTTGACGGATTCTATTACAAAGCTACCGCTGGTGGTTCTGGTTGTGTTGCAGTTACTGGTACTGGTATCACGGCTACGAACGTGATAACGGAATTAGGCAAGGTGGTTGACGCTATACCGCAAAGCGTGTACGGAAAAGAAGATTTACATATCTACGTAGCACCAAATGTAGCAAGAGCATACATTCGTGCATTAGGTGGGTTTGTTGCAACTATCGGTGCAAATGGTGTTGATAATAAAGGAACAAGCTGGTACACTAACGGAGCACTTTCTTTTGACGGAATTCCAGTTGTAGTAGCACAAGGCTTACCAGCATCATCAATGATGGCTGCTCAAAAATCTAACTTATTTTTCGGCACTGGTTTGCTTTCAGACCATAACGAGGTTAGAGTTTTAGACATGGCAGAACTTGACGGCTCACAAAATGTTCGCGTTATCATGAGATTTACTGGTAGCGTTGAAATGGGTATTAACTCAGACGTAGTAATCTACGCATAAGACTAATTAATTGAGGGGTGTCAAAACCCCTCTTATTTTTAAATTTTTAAAACCACAAAACATGAGTTGTGATATAATTGGCGGAAGAACGGAGCAATGCAAGGATGCAGTTTCTGGACTTCATGCAATATACTTAATAAACTATGGCGATTTAGACATGGATGCACTTGCTCAATATGGAACTGTTGATAATACAGACCAAATTGTAGCTATTCAATCTGACGGCATTACATTTTCAGCATTTAAGTTTGAATTAAAGGGCAATAATTCTTTTGAGCAAACGATAAATTCCTCGAGAGAAAATGGCACTACATTTTTCGAACAAACATTAACTGTTCAATTAAAAAGACAAGACGTTAAATCTACTAAAAACGTAAAACTAATTTCTTACGGAAGACCAAGAATTATTGTACACGCAAGAGGAGACCAATTCTTTTTAATGGGATTAGACCAGGGTTGTGATGTATCTGCTGGAAACATATCTAGCGGTAGCGCACTTGGAGACTTTAACGGCTACTCGCTCACATTTACTGCAATGGAAGAGTTACCAGCGAACTTTATTAACTGTACTAATGAAACTGAATTGAAACTTTTATTACAAAATGGTGCTGGTGGCACTGGAGTTTGTAATATAGTTACTTCATAGGAGTTTTCTTTATCAAATTTTATAATTTGTATTACTCAAAGAAGGTCGTATTTATACGGCCTTTTTTTCTGTGATCTAAAATTTATTTTAGTCTTATATTTCTAACAAATTTGAATTTTAGCGTTATATAAGTATGATAATATTAAAAGTAGATACAAACCCACAATCATTTAAATTTATTCCTAGAAGTAAAACTTATGACGGATTATTTATAAAAGATGAGAGTACAAATGTAGAAACACAAATTACAATTAGCAGTAGTTCCTCTAATGATTATTATGAATCAATTACTGCGACGTTTCACATAGCATCTCCTGTGTTTAATTTAGTTGAGGATAGGTTTTATCGTCTATTGGTTAAAAATGGCACAGACATAGTTTATAGAGATAGAATTTTTGTAACTAATCAAGTTATTGCTAACTTTAATGTTAATGAAAATGTATATCAATCGAATGCATCAACAAATGAATTTATAATTTATGAATAATAACTCACACATATTAAATTTAAGTGCTTATGAAGTACCACAAATTGTAGAAGATAAAAGACGAGATTGGGTTTTATATGGAAAAAACAACGATTATTTTGAATTCCTTATAAATAACTATAAAAATTCAACTACGAATAACGCAATAATAAATAACATTTGTAGGTTGGTTTATGGAAAAGGATTAAGTGCCTTAGATGCGAGTAAAAAGCCAAATGAGTATGCTCAAAGCATTAGTCTATTTTCTCCAGAAGATTTAAAAAAAGTAATATTAGATTTTAAGATGCTCGGACAAGGTGCATTTCAAATACATTACTCAAAAGATAGAAAAAAGATTATTAAAGCTTTGCATATACCAGTTCAATTATTAGGTGCTGAAAAGTGTAATGAAAACGGAGAAATTGAAGGATATTATTATTCGGATAATTGGGAAAATGTAAAAAAATTTCCACCAAAAAGAATTCCAGCATTTGGGTATAGTAGTGAAAAAATAGAAATATTATATTTCAACAATTATACACCTGGAATGAAATATTACTCATGTGTTGATTATGTCGGTGGCTTATCATATTGTACACTTGAAGAAGAAATAAGCGAGTACTTAATTAATGATGTACAGAACTCATTTAGTTCTACAAAGGTGGTTAACTTTAATAATGGAATTCCAACAGAGGAACAACAAGAAATCGTTAGTTCAAAAGTGATGAATAAATTAACTGGCTCAAATGGGCAGAAAGTCATTGTTTCTTTTAATAGTGATGAAACAAGCAAGACAACTGTTGATGACATTCAATTAAATAATGCTCCAGAACATTACCAATACTTAGCTGACGAGTGTATGCGTAAAATTATGGTTGCTCATAATGTTACCTCGCCACTATTATTTGGCATAGCAAGTAAAAATGGTTTTTCAAGTAACGCAGACGAGTTGAAAGATTCATCAATACTTTTTGACAATATGGTTGTAAAACCAATTCAAAATGTTTTAATAGATGCTTTAGATAAAATTTTAGCATTCAATGATGTATCATTAAAATTATATTTCAAAACATTACAACCCTTAGATTTTAAAGATTTAGAAGGTGTCGAAGATGAAGAAGTGATTGAAGAAGAAACAGGAATTGAAACAGAATTAAATTCATTAGTCTTAAATGATGAAACTAAAAAAAGTTTAATAGATAATTTAGACGGAGAAATCATAGACGAGCAAGAATGGGAATTAGTAGACAAGAGAGTTTTCAATGAAGAAAACGAAAGCATTGATGATTGGGCGAATAGAGTTATAAGAAGAAAAAAAAGTAATTTAACTAAGTTAAAAGATTACATTACAAGTTATCCAAATAGAAAATCTTTTTTAGATAAGGATATTTATAAAGTTAGATATTCATATGAGGAAATAAAGAAAGGATCTAAAACTGGAAAAAGCAGAGATTTTTGTCAGCATATGATGAAAAGGACAGATAAAGGTGTACGTTATAGAAAAGAAGATATAGACATGGCATCTTTTCAAGGTGTTAACAATAAGTTCGGACATAAAGGTCAAAATTATAGTTTATTCAAGTACAAAGGTGGGCCAAATTGCTATCATTTTTGGGCAGAAAATCTTTACAGATTAAAGAAGAAAACTGACGGAAGTTTTTATAAAGATAAAAGCTTAGCAAGTTCTGAAATTGTAGGCGAGTTACCTTATATAGTAAACCCAAATGGCTGGAAAGAGGCACAAATTGCACCAATAGATATACCAAAAACCAGTACCAACCCTGGTCGAGGTTACCACCCAAATAATAAAAGATTTCAATAATGGCAGAGGCATTAATTATTTCCAGGAAAGACATAGTACGATTCACTTCAATGAATGGAAACGTAGATACGTCAAAATTTATTCAACACATTAAGATTGCACAAGACACTCATATACAGAATTATATTGGCACAGATTTATTAGAGAAGATACAAGCGGATATTATTGCTGGTACTTTAGCTGGTAATTATTTGACCTTAGTAACAAAATATCTAAAACCAATGCTAATACATTATGCTATGGTAGAATTTTTGCATTATGCAAGTTTTACAATTAGTAATAAGGGAGTATATAAACATAGTGCTGAGAATAGTGTTACGGCAAGTAGTGAAGAAATAAATAATTTGGTTGCAAGTGAGCAGAGAATTGCTGAACATTACACTCAAAGATTTGTAGATTACATTTGCAGTAACTCAAATTTATTTCCAGAATATAACTCCAATAGTAGTGAAGATATGTACCCAAGTACAGACGTAAATAATACAAATTGGTATATATAAAAAATGAAGAAAAGAACAGTTTATAAGATAAAGAATCAAAACTTAATTAAATTAAAAAAGTTTTGTGATAAAAAACCAGAGTATAAAAACATATTACAATTATGGCAGAAGTTAAAATAAGCGAATTAACAAATAAAGGTACTTTTTTAGAAGATACTGATTTATTTATAATTAGTAAATCTGACGGCTCTGGCGGTTATGATTCTAAATATTTAACTGGTACAGAATTAAGACAAATTGAACTTAATAAAGAAGGTGCTAGTTACACTTTGGTTTTAGCTGATGCTAATAGATTAGTAGAAATGGAAAACGGAAGTGCTAACAATTTGACTATACCACCAAATAGTAGCGTTGCTTTTCCAGTTGGTACTCAAATATTGATTAGTCAATTAGGTGCTGGGCAAACAACAGTAGTTGCTGGTAGTGGTGTGACATTACGTTCAAGTGGTGGTAAAACAAAACTTTCGGCTCAATATGCAATGGGTAGTTTAATAAAGCGTGGTACTGATGAGTGGTATTTGGCAGGAGATATAACAACATAAATTATGCATTTAGCAACACACGGAATTATAGCAAGACCAACGGCAACATCAAGTTTTTCAAATACGAAATCACTTGACTTTGACGGAGTTGATGACTATGTGGACTGTGGAACAACTTTAGGTGCGCATTTAGGCTCTTCTTATGCAGGAGACCAAACTGTTAGTTTATGGTATAAAAGAACATCTTCAAGAATAGAAAGTCCGTTTAATTTTGGAAATACAAATTTTGCTTATGGTAGAGGTTTGGGATTGTTATTTATAAATAATATTTTACGAGTAAGCATTAATGATAATTGGAGAGCATCATTTACTACAACTTTTGATACTAATTGGCATCACGTTTTGTATTCTGCTAAGAATAATGGAGACAATACCTTTGATTTAAAAATGTATTTAGACGGAACAGAGGTCATAAATACTAATGTAAATATTGGACAAAATTCACTTGCTTTATCTCCAAATATAATTGTTACTATAGGGAGAGCAGGTGGGTATGAATTTAAAGGTAATATTGACGAGGTTGCATTTTGGAATAGCGACCAAAGTTCTAATATTTCTTCTATTTACAATAGTGGCAATCCTAACGACTTAACAAGTCTTAACCCTTTGGCTTGGTGGCGAAATGGAGACGGAGATACATACCCAACTATTACAGACAATGGAAGTTTAGGGAATAACGGAACAATGACAAATATGGTTAGTGGCGATATAGTAACAGATGTACCATAAATATAAACGAATTAAAAAATAAAAATTATGTCAGATTGGGGACAAGGAGTAGTAAATAACACAATAGAATGGGGCAGAGGTTCAACCAACAATACGATTGATTGGGGTAAAATTTATGCTGATTCTCCAAGTGGAGATACGGCATTAAAAACAAGTGGAGCAGTTTTTGAAAATGTTTATTCTACAGAATATGACGGCGTAGATGACTATGTTGAAACAAATTCAACTTACACAGAATTAGACGGAGAAAGTAAAATCACAGTAAGTGCTTGGGTTAAAATAGATTCAACGTCTGATACTTTGAGTTATTTATGTAGTACTTCGGGTGGCAGTAATTTTCAGTTAGGTATAAGACTACAAACAAGTACAAATACTACTTGTTGGGTTTATGTTGATAGTGCTACTAACGCTAATAGAGCATCTGCAAGTCTTGGAGCAATTAGAAACGACGGACAATGGCATCATTTATTAGTATGTATAGATTTAAGTTTACCAACATTTAGCGAGTGCCAAATCTATTTCGATAGCGTTGCTTTGACAACAAATGGACGTTATCTAGCCACTACTTTACCAAATTCAACAAGTGAATTACATATAGGCACAAGAGCATCATCATTAAGTAGTGTATTCGGTGGTAAAATTGATGAGTTCGCAATATGGAGTGGACAAGATTTTAGAACTCAATCTGATGTAGATACTATCTATAATAGTGGTGTGCCAAATGACCTAAATAGTAACGGATTGACAGCTCCTACAACTTGGTACAGATTTGAAGAGGGTAGCGGAACAACTGCAACAGATAGCGGTAGTGGTGGCAATGATGCAACTTTAATAAATGGCACTGCATATAGTACAGATGTGCCAACTTAAAAATAAAAAAATAAAAAAATGAAAAAAAATAATTTAACATACGCTATTATAAGCATTGATGATTTACCAAAAGTAGATTTTTCACAAGTAGGAGAAACTTCAAAAGATACAATAAGAAGAAGTTTAGATTTAACAAAGTTTGTTTTAAAATGGAGTGTTGAACCTACATTTATAAAAGACGAAACTATTGTACCAATAGAATGCTTAAATCACGAAGAAACGCTTTTATTAATGGCAACAGATGAGTGGAGTGAGCCAATAGAAGAAGATGAGAAATAAAAAAGAAATACAATTTTTTGGTGTAGTTGTATTTAGTAGTGCAATATTTACAGGAATTAGTTTATTATTTCAACATAATTCTTATAAATTTTTTGCTGGAGTTTTAATTATAGCATACACATTATTACAAATGCTAGTAGGATTAAAAAATAATAATGATGAAGGAAAAGATTTTTAATGTAGGTTTTAAAGAGTTTTTAAAATCGCCTTTTAGTGTTATTTTTTTTTTAGCTATAATAGGATTAGGCTGGACTGGTAGATATTTAATAGACAGTAAAGAAAAAGAAATACAAGCGCAAAGAGAAAGATTAAATGATTGTGATGAAGAAAGAAAAATTGATAAACAACTTTTACAAGATTTAATATTTGAAAATAAAAGAAAACAAATGTTAGAAGAAAAATAATTTTTAGATCAATGGAAAACAAGCATATTATATTAGTCGCAATTATTAGTTTTTTTGGCTCATTTCTGGAGCCAGTTGATAATTATAAAATTGTAAAAAAAGATAATTATAAAATTGAAAAAGAGGCTACGACTTGTATTGATTCATTAAGAAATGTAAATGATAGTTTAATTAATGCTTTGCAGATTGAGAATAGACTTTTAAAAGATAGAAATTTAAGATATAAAAAATACATAACAAGAAATGGTAAGAAGTTACACAGATAAAGAATTATTAGATAGAGTACAAAAATTAAATTCCTTTGATTCTTTTCCTATTGGTTATTGGATATTAGCCGTAAGAAGTAAAGAAGATAAACCAAATAAATTTGATGATAAATTTTATATATATAAAGGCACAAAATTTATAACAGTTACAACAGGAACAACTAATCCAGGAAAAAGCATTTTAAAAGGTGGTTTTAAAAGGTATAATAAAGTAGGTGCGGCGGTTGTTAAGTCTGATGAGTGGTACTATGATATTTACAAATACGGATTACATAGAGGAAAAATGCCAGCATTAAGGCAGAGAAGTTCAAAACCAATTCTATATTATAGAGACGGAAATATGAATGATAAAAGCGAAGAAATTGGAAAAATAGAAAGCGGAGTAATTTATACTAATTTTCATGGCTCAACTTATGTGAAAGAAAGTTTATTAGTAAGAGACAACATCAATGGTTGGAGCGCTGGCTGTTTAGTTTGTAATAAAAACCAAGAGTATGAATCAATTATAAAAATGTTTAAAAAAAGTGAGCAAAAATATTTTAGCTTATCTTTAATAAATGAATTTTAAAAAATAAATTATGTTTAATATGAAAAATGCAATTAAGCCTATTGAGGTAAACGTAGACACAAAAAACTTTGATGTTCAATTTGTGAGAGATAAAAAGAAGGGAAAAACTTACATTGAAATAGACACAGATTCTGTTGATATTGTTTACCAAAAAAATGGTGATGTAAAAATATTTAAATTAGATACTGAAAGTGATATTTTAGACGTTGAAATAAGAACAGATAAAGACGGAACTAAAGTAGACGTAAAATCTAAAGTTAATTGGATTGGCAAAGTTGTTAGTTGGTTTTTAACAAGAAAAGCAAAAAGATTAGCCAAGAAAGCTAAGAAATGAAAGCTATAAGAATTAGTAAAAATGTTGCACGTTTTGATATTGGTATTAATGATAAAAAATTTGCAATATTAAGCGATTTACATTGGGACAATCCTAAGTGTGATAGAAAGCTTTTGAAAGCACATTTAGATTATTGTTTAGAAAAAAATATACCAGTAATTATAAATGGCGATTTATTTTGCTTAATGCAAGGTAAAGGAGACAGAAGAGGAAATAAAAGTGATTTAAGACCAGAACATTCTTTTAATAATTATTTTGATTCAATAGTAACAACTGCAGTAGAGTGGTTTACCCCTTATGCACATATTATTAAATTAATTGGCTATGGAAACCACGAAACCTCAATTATTAAGCATTGTGAAACTGACGTATTACAAAGATTTGTAGATTTAATAAATTATAAATGCAGTTCTAATATTTTAACAGGTGGCTATGGTGGTTGGATAATATTTAATTACATTCAAAATAGTATGCATAAAAGTGTGAAGTTGAAATATTATCACGGAGCTGGTGGCGGTGGA